CCACCACTATGCAAAATAGTAGATCTCTTACGAGGTTCAACTCCTATGATTAAAGTTGGAATATATGGACCTCGTATTCCATATACAGTATCACCCTGACTAATTCTTGCAGATCTTAATTTATAAGCTGCACCTGAACCAGCATCTGTTGACAGTAGAACACTTGCATAACTTAAGTCCTTATCATCCACTTGGTCTACATCAGAATGATCACCAATAATACGAACCTTATATCTCCAATCATTTCCATTTGATAATTGTTCTGTTTGATGTTCATAACCAACAACCACACCAACCCAAAATTGAACCTTATGTCCAAGTTGAGATGTATAATTCGGATCTGTGTTAGGTGTATGTTTCATTTTTTACTCGTATATAATTCTCTAGTATCACGGAGAAGGGTCAATGATGTATATGAGTTTTTTGGTGTAAATGTATGTGATAGATGACATATCATGTAGAAACCACTTCTTAATTCATTGTAAATTTGATCATTCTTATTACTTTGAGTAATGTTTTCAAGTAGTAATCTAATTACTTGACCTGCTTTTAGTTGAACATTACAAGGAACCTGTATTTGAACTATTTGAGTATGTAGTAAACTATATCTCATATTTGCTTGTGGTACATACTCAGCAGGATTATTTAAAATATTAGTGCTTACACCAGGATCATCTTCACCAGGATTTATATGAAATGCATATGTTTTAAAATACACATCATCTGTCACTTGCATTGGTTTTTCTTGCTTCTCACCTAAATTAGAACCACTTAAAAGATTCTTTATCTCCTCTTTATATTCACCTGTAAGTGCATTTTTAATTATGATACGAACATTATATAAACCATTTCTTAATGCTTGTAATTGATCTTCATCTCTTCTAATAAGAGGGGGTAATAAAACTTTAAAATCATTTGGATTTCTATCTTTTTCAAGATTAGCGACTAATGCTCCAAAGTAAAAATAAGTGTGATTGTACGCATATTGTAAGCTATCTTCAAACTTTTTAATACCTTCTTTAATTAAACCATCAATTGACTTAAAATTAAATCCATCTTGAGTTTCAAAGAAAAAATAACCAGGATCTTTTCCGTTTGCAGGTATAGATTTTTTACACATCTTTTGAATGACATCTAGAGCACCGCAATGATTACCTTTTATCTTATCTTGATTTTGTGTTTTTTCAATATCTAATTTATCCTTCGTTATCTTCAATTCTTTAGTTAAAATTTTTTCAACCGCTTCACTAATTGGGGATTCTGGATAATTCCTAGAGAGTGGTTTACTACTACTTATCATCTCAGTCTTTGAAACCAAATTAAGTATCAGAGTTTGTCTATTAGGTTCATCTTTAGTTGCAGGACTACCAGTTACTATGAGAGGATAATCTCTAAAATTTAAATCTCCAAAAGCAGTTGCAATCTTAAAAGAAACTTCTTCAAAACCAGTAATTTTCATGCCATCTTTGATTGTTGAAAGTAAACCTTTCTCATTCTCTATTGTTCCACCAGTATCCTCTATAACTAATCTACCCGTAATCATTGGTGAGTAGATACTTTCATAGTAAGTAAAATTTAATATTCTACCCTCAATACCAGTTTCTTGGCCAGTAGAGGGTTTCTTTATACTAAAAATTTCGTAATTGGATGGTCCTGCTGCTGACATTATGTTATTATCGTATTAGTTTTTGTTACAATAGTGATCTCTTTATTAACTTCCTCTTCAGTATACTGAGCAAAATCATAATCTAAATTTTTAGGATCAATATTATTAAAGGGAAGTGTATTTGTAAAATTAAAGTCATCATTATTCATTGAAACATTAGAATAATCTGTCAAACCAAGATTATTATTAGATTGATCATTGTTCTCATTATTTTCATTCTTTAAATTATCAGGTAATGGTGAACCATCAAATATATTATAATACTCTCCATCTTCCCCTTTCTCATACAATCCACCATATGGTTTATCACTTCCAGTAGGATCATCTTTTTTTGTTTCTATACCCATCAAATTTAAAAATTTATCTCTCATCTCTGCCGCTTGTTCTCCCAATACTTCAAAGTTTTTTTGAAGTTGCTTTAGATATTCTGTTAATTTTTCTATGTCTGCTAATTTTTCATCTTTGAATGCCACTAGTTCATCGTATTTGTCACCAAGTAATTCTCCATAATTTCCACTAAGTCCACTATACAAACCTTTAAAGAAATCAATTGTTCCTGTAAAATAATTTTTTATATTTTTAAAAGTATCACCAGTTATAAAATCATTAAACAATTTTTTAACTTTTTCAAAATTAGTGGCAATTATAATGATTGCAAAAAGTCCGAGAGCATTACCGAGACCCATTCCTTTTGCTTTTTTAGCATCACCTGCACTTACAGCATTATTAATTTTTCTTGGTGTTTCTAATATCTTCTCTCTCATTCTTAATTTTTTTTCTTGTTCAAACTGTTTTTCAGCAGCCTCTCTCTTAGCAGATATTTTTTGTATCTTCTTTCTTCTGGTAACTAAAATCCTTCTTACGTTTAAAAGATTTTCTTTGAATTGTAGAGTTTGTTCTTCCATACTACTATCCTACACGTAAACAGAATCATCAAATCCTGCAGTGGTTGGAAATTCACTTACGTATCTATTGTTAACATCGACTGAATTTGCAACTTCAACATTAGTAGCTGCTACATTGCTTTTACCAATACCATCACCCTCATTATTTTGTCTAAGATCAACTGTCTCACCTTCCAAGTTAACCAAATTAACATTATTGCTCTTGTTCTTAGTCATACCAAGAGTAGGATTATAATTAGGATCAAAATTAAGCATGAGTTTATCAACATCACTTAGTTCAGTTAATTCCTCAAGATTTTCAAAATCAAAGAACTTTGTACCTTTTCCATATCCATACTTACCTTCCTCTAAAAATCTAATCTTTTCAGTAAGTTCACTTCTTTTTCCAAATTCAAGGGGATTTAAATTTTTTCTTTCTTCTTTATATCTCTCAATAAGTTGATTCCTATTTTCTTCGGAAAAACCACCCATTGCTTCTAAATCTTCTATAACTTGTTTTTCACTTTTTCCTAATCCTTGCATTCCCATTGCAATTAATATTCCAAGACCTGCCAAGACAATTGGGTTCGCCATAATCGCTATGAATCCTTTACCAACTGCATAGATCGTTGCTAGAGTAGATACAAGTTTCATTCCTAAGATTACACCACCAATTACTAATACAGCTTGTAATCCTGTTTTTAAATTATCAAAAATAACATCCAATGTTGCTTTTGCTTGTTGGAATTTTTCAGATGATGTTATATTATTAATTAAATTTTTACCTGCTTGAGTTCCTAGTAATGTTTTAACTAAAACAAGTCCACCAAATAATAGTAAAATATTTTTTAAGAAACCAAATACAGCATCAAGAGGTCCTTTTACTTTATTTGTAGTCTTAGTTATTTTCTTTTCAGTTTTCTGATACTCAATATCTTTTTCTTTATTCGTTCTCTTTAATTCTAATTTATCCTCTTTACTTTTCTGAAGTAAACGTTGTTCTCTTAGTTCCTGACTATCAAAATCTTGTTGTAGTTGTATTGCAATATCTGCTAAAATTAAGTTTGACTCAGCTAAAGTCTCTTGAAGATTGGAGACTGTTGGTGTAAGTTGTTTCGCATTACCCCTACGATTACTTTTAAGTAATACACTAACAGCAGCAATTCTCTTGGTGTTATTGGCGACTTGTTGTTGTAGATCACCACTTCCGATCTTAAAAGTATTCTTATTAATCTTAGGTTGATTTGTTACTTCAGGTTCCACGTTGCTGTGCCTTTAAGTTTTCTTCTTCAATGTACTCCTTGAGTAGAGATACATATATCTCTCTTTCCCAAGGAATCATATTTTCAATCTCTGTTAATGAATATTTATGATGCTGAATCAGGGCAAAGTTTACTTTATAGTATGACTCCAGATTCGTATGAGCCATACCTAGTTGAAAAAAGCTGCCAGTCCCTCCAATAACACTTCTGATTCAACTCCAGTATTTGGATTTTTAACCTTTATCTTATGACTTAACTTAGGCATAGTGGTAAAAAAGTTTTCAATTGCCTTGAATTGTTTACTGTTCAACTGTTCAATAAACTCTTGAAGTTCTTTTTTAGATGAATCTGCACCACTCCAACTCTCTTCTTCAGTATAAATTGTATCAATACATGAAATTATCATGTCAAGAGTTGTTTTAATATCGTCACCTTGAGTGCTAGTGTCAAAATTTGATTCAATAAATTGATCCATTGAAGGATATCTCATTTTCATTGATAAATTATCATCTATCTTAATAGTGTCCTTATGAGTCTTATCTTTTTTAATTTTGATAGTATCAAGATCAATTGTCATTTGAACTGATGTTTTATTATCATCAGGACAAGTTACGTTCACATCAATGGTCTCACCAACAGATTTTGACCTAACATTTAAAAACAAATATTCAATGTCAAAAGTTGACATCTTTTCAATTTTTGTCCCTCTTGTTAAGATACAATGATTTAAAATTTCGATGACAGCATTTGTAATTTGCTTGACATCCTCAGTTTCTAATGCCATGATTAGAATTTTTTCTTCCCTCACAAGGAACGGACGATATTTGATTTTTCTTCCAGAAGAGGGTAACACCAACTCATAAGTTGGGGTATTAACTTTTGGTAAAGGCATAATGAATATTCAATTCAGTAAAATTATTTATAGGGGTTTTCTAACCGTTTACTATATAGCGGTCAAAGTTGAAGGAAATAGAGACTTTAAGAATATCGGCAGGTCCGTATTGAACTGGTATTGCTGACATCGCCTTCGGAAATACGTTCACAAATCTATATCTCAAGGTCTTTTTGAAGTTTTTTTCAAACTTGTTTATATACATTGTATCACATTTATATGAATCTGGATACCTCATTCTCCTGAAGTAAGCACGATCATCCTGAAGGGTTGATGCATTTGCACCACTTGCAATATATTCCATCCAACCCTCAAAAATCTTAAGTAGGGTATAATCTTCATCAACATAAAATGAAAAATCAAGATCAGTATAAATTCTAGTATGGGCAAACTGTTGGGGAACTCCCATGAAATTATCTCTCACCTCTGCTGTAGCATAAGCAGTTGTAGGTAAAGATGCAGAATCACAAAGTATACCTGCTCTCCTCGATAAAAAATTTCTTATATCATCAACACCTATATAATCTCTCAGATATGACTCAACAGATGGTCTCAGAGAAGAAAAAGTCACCTGAAAGTGATTAGTCTGTGCTAAAGGACCAATAATATTCTTTGCAACTGACAGGTTATATGGTCTTATTGTTGTTTCTGCCACTCTAAATAAGTATGATTGTTATTTCTATTTATGTCATATAAAGGAAAATATTATCCATCCTACCCTCGAAAATACAAAGGTGATCCTACAAACATCATTTATAGGTCACTTTGGGAGAGAAAATTTATGGTTTATTGTGACAAGAATGATAAAATACTTGAGTGGGGGAGTGAGGAGATAGCATTACCATACCGTTCTCCTGTTGATAATAAGGTTCACAGATACTTTCCTGACTTCTATATTAAGGTTCAAGAGAATACAGGTAAGATAAAAAGATATTTGATAGAAGTGAAACCACATAAACAAACACAAAAACCAAAAAAACCCAAAAGACAGACCAAGAATTATTTGAGAGAAGTCTATGAATATGCTAAAAACCAAGCAAAGTGGAAAGCAGCAGATGAGTTTTGTAAGGATC